CATGAACGAAACCTTATTCTAAATGTTTAGTAATATTAATTAAATTGGCATTTATCCATCCTAATACTCCTTTCAATCTGTCAGTTGGGTTGAAAATTAATCTTGCTCTCATCTCACCATGTTCTTTGAAACCGAATTCATCTCCTTTCTACATCAGTGTATAAAAATTACCAATCTTGAAATCATTTATAAATTTATTATAACCATTTTTGTAAAGTGCTCTTTTTGAAGGAATAACTTCAGAAATATATTCATCAAAGGATAGTATTTTTATATTATTCCAATCAAGTTTCAATTTTAATCTTTCTATCTTTTCCTCTACAAAATTTGATAATTAAAGTATGTCATCTGGATTTGGAATGACAGATGGTCTAGCATGTCTTGTAAGCAAAGCTGTTAACAAATTCTTTTTACACATGTAGACAAGTTTTGGTGATAGTTTATGATCACTTTTAAAACTAGTTAAAAATTATTCTTTTTATAATCCTCTATAATCCTCAAGTTGTAAATATTCATTCCAATTATATTAATTTATATCCTAATAAGTAGCAAGCTATTAACCGTTTTTTAATTTAAAGTTTTAAAAGTTTGGAGATACCCTCACATTATTCAAATTTTCTTTACTATCCTCCATCATTCGTTATTATTCAGGCATCAATTAAAAATCTTACTTCTTTCCATTCACTAAATCTTTATATTAAGGTTTTAGTACACCTGAGATTATTGCATCCTTTGCTATAGCTATTCTTGGCACATAATCTTTAACCACCGCAATATCTATCCTTTTATTTAAAATTTTGGGATTAAATTTATTTTACTTATCTGCGTATTTAACCCTTTGAGCTATTACCCATTATTACAACTACGTATACTCTCTGTCTATATGTCTAAAATATTGATTATCTGCTGGATGGATAAAGTCATCATACAAAACATATCTGCATAACTCTACTGTTAAAGGTATCCAACTAAGTAATGGCATTGATCATGCAGATCCTACTACAGCACCTAGTTTGGATTATGACTCTTTTAATCTTTTTTATAATGCTAATCTTTTAGCTTTTGCAAAATTTCTCATACTAATCCAGTCCAATTCTTGTGTGGGTTAACAATACTCCATTATCATATTAGACAATTCCATTTTGCTCTCATTAAACATGTCCTAAT